ACCAACGCAACAAAGTTTGCGGTGATAAAAAGTTCGGATTTCGTGCTTGTGGTGGGAGAAAGGCTTTCAAATCCGAAAGCGCCTTCTATCTCGCTTGTATCAAGCTCTGTGCGATTGTCACCGTCGTGATTGTAAATGATAATCATTCGGTCGTCGTACAGAATAATTCTATTGATGAAATATGTTACAAGATATTGGCGCGCCCCTTCGTCGTTAATATCGAAGTTTGCAAATTGCTCAAACCAAAATTGTATGCGCCCTCGTGTGAGAACGGTGGATTCATCGTATTCCGCGAGGGCTTTCTTTTTTTCAAGCTCTGCCCGTTCCGCTTCCAACCGTTCAAGCTCTTCTTGTGTGGATTCTGTAATGACGCCCTTTTTAATAGCGGTGAGAATATTTTTGATGAAAGAGTTGACCTCTGCAAGCTGTTGTTTTATGACTTCGACTTCTGCCGCGTTTCTATTTTCCTCCTGGATTTTGAGGAGCTGCACGGTCAAATCTTCAATAATATCGCTGCGGAGGACGTGGTTAAGGGTCGATTTGATAACCAAATCTTCAAGCTCCTGTTTCGGGACATTCTTCTTCTTGCAAACGCCCTTTCGATATTTCTTTGTGCCGCATTTATAATAGTGGTAGATGTCTCCGTTTTGACCTGTGCCGGATTCGCCGACCATTATATGTTTGCAGTACCCGCAGTACAATTTGCCCGTAAGCAGGTATCTATCAAACGCTTTGCCCTTTCCAGGCTGGCGTTTATTTTCTGCGATTCTTGTCTGCACAACCTCGAAGAGTCGCTTGTTGATGATAGGGGGGAGGTAGTTTTCAATAATCCGAGAGCCATATTTGAATGTTCCGATATATTTTTGATTCTGCAACATTCGCATAATTCCGTTGGGCTTGAAGTCTGTTCCGAGAGAGTTTTTTAAGCCTTTTTCCTTGAAAATATCAGCAATATCAAAGGCGCTCTTTCCTTTGGAATACAATTCAAACATTTCACGGACAATTTCCGCTTCTGCTTCATTGATGACGAATTTTTTATCTACAACACGATAACCGTACAACACGCTTCCTCCAAGAAAATTCTTCTTTTCAAGACTTTCATTTTGCCCTCGGCGTACCTTTTGCGCCAATTCGCGGGAATAGTATTTTGCGAGAGCAACATAGATTCCTTCGGTCAATATGCCTCCGAGGTTTTCCGTTCCGTCTGCATTTACGCCGATTTGTTGCGTAGCAGATAGGAGTAAAACGCCGTTTCTTTGAAGAATCCTCTTGTCTGTTCCGTGGTCTCCGTCGTCTCTTGCAAAGCGGTCAAGAGCGTACACTATAACAAAATCGAACTCGTGATTGTAGCTGTCCGCAAGCATTTTTTGAAAGCTGGGGCGGAGGTCGTTTTTGGCGGTTTTGGCTCTATCGACATATTCCTCCACCACGACCAAATCATTGTCTTTTGCATATTGATGACAAATGCGGAGCTGTCCCTCAATGGACTGCTCTGTTTGTTTTGCGCTCGAAAAGCGAGCGTAAATAACCGCTTTTCTAATGGTAGCCATTATGCCTCCTGGGGAACAAGAACGTATCCTCTTATATTTATAACTTCAATGCTTGTTGGTTGGTGCGGGGGCGAAAATATAGGATAGTTTGAAACGAAACAAGGAAAGGTGCCGTGTGAATTTCCAATTGAATCTAACTCAACGTAGCAGCCGCCCAACGTATTCCACGTTCCAGCGCCAGATATTGAAAAAGTAATGGAAACATATTCAAAAAAGCAATTTATTCTTTTAGATGTTTCAAGGTTGCCTATACAAGATAAATTATAATATTGATTTGTTTGGGTGTCATTTTCAGTCAAAGAGTATTGGAAATCGGAAAAATATGTATTAACAGATATATATTCGGAATAGTTTGCTTCTGTTAATGCAATTCTTTCGTATGTTTGTTCGTTTGAGCCGCAAGCGGAGAAAGCTAATGTAGCGCAAAGACAAATTAACATTGCAAAAGCAGTAATAATTTTTTTCATTGTGTTTAATCCTCCTTATCTTCGATGAGACTGTATGCAAAAGTCAAAAGTTTATTTTTTTGTTGAACTGACATCTTTTTGCAGAGGGCAATCAATTCGGTTTCTATTTCGCCCGAAGATTCTACCCCATAGATGACATTGTTGTGATTTTGATTACCTATAATCCCATTGTTCACGCCGGAGTTATTGTTTTCCCAACCAAGCAAATACGCAGGAGTGCAGCCAAGAACGTGGGCTATTGTAATGAGTTTATCCATAGGAATATTCGTGATAATCCCAGACTCATACTTAAAAATTGTTTGTTTTGTTGACTTGATGTATTTAGCAAGCTCCGCCTGCGTTATGCCACGCTGCTCTCGCAGCATTTTAATCTTTTTTCCTACTTCCATAAGATACCCCGTATATTTATTTTGTAGTTATATAATAGCAGAAGGAAGAAGAAAAGTCAACTGAAAAGATAAAAAATTACCTACAAAGTTACAAAAATCGCTTGACAAGTTACGAATAGCATGATAAAATGTGGGTAACCTAATAAGTTACAAGGAGGTGAAACAATGAATCGCAACAAGCTGGCGGCTGCCATTGTCGAGCAGGGAATGACCCAAAGGGAATTGGCGGAAAGGCTCAATATGTCGCCAAAAACCTTCTATGCAAAGATGAAGAAGGGGGTTTTTGGAACGGACGAGGTTACGAAAATGGTAGAGATTCTCCATATTCAAAACCCAATCGAAATTTTTTTGCGCGATGAGTAACTTGTAAAGTTACATAATGGGAGGCAGCTGTGAAGGTAGAGGAAACAAAACTGAAAATGTCGCCACTTCAAACATATCTCACGGCAAGGGCGTTGGACGAGCCTATCAAACAGTTCTATAAATGCCCCGAAAACGAGGAGAAGTTCCAAGAGTGGCTGAAATCTCAAAAAGGAGGTGTCAATGGCAAAGTCAACGATGACAACGGAGGAAGTTCTGGCGGAAATCGAACGGCTGAAAAGCAGTCCCTATGTGAAGATAGCGAAGAAAGCTGAAAACGATATGCTTCGGCAAAGAATGTATCAGCTTCGCTCTCTTGACAAGAAGGGCAGGGCAATCGCAAAAGCTCTCGGCTTTACCGTCGAGGAAGAATCTGACAAGGAGGTATAAAGGTGAAGCTGAAAGAAATTCGCGTTGCGAAGGGACGGCAGCAGAAGGAGCTTGCAATATCGGTCGGTACTGATGAGCCGATGATGAGCAAGTTTGAAAATTACAAGTGTCTGCCTACTCCGCCAACAATGAAACTTATCTTGAAAGAGCTTGGGTGTACCGTCGAGGACATCTACGAGCCGCACGAGGTTTACTACGCTCCGCCCGCAAAGCCGAAAAAGCGCAAGAGGAAATCAAACGTGTACCGGCTTACAGCAGAGTTGCCCGAAGAGGCGAGAGAGTTCTTCAAGAGCGGAGCATTGCAGAAATGCGGCTTTCAAGACATTACGGCGTGGGCGAATTGGTGCTATACGCAACTGAAACGCACACATCAAGAAATTTTGCAAAAAGAAAAGACCTCACCACAGCCTGGCAGCAAGTAAGTGAAGTCTCGCAAAGGAGAGCTATGCTCCTTTTCAAATATCATAGCAAAAAATCTATAAAAAGTCAAGGAGAATTTGTTATGAAAAATTACTACAAAGAACGGGTTGAAGTCCTCACGGAACAGGTTGACCTTGCCAAGAAGGGTCTCGTCGTGAAAATGCAACAGAACGGAATAGGAATGTCGAATACAAGCAACTTCGACGAAATGTGCAAAAAACTCGAACAGGTGCAGGTATCTGTTGCGGCAATCAAAGACTTGGAGCAGGGGTTGGAGTACGCAAGAAAGCAGTACGCCGAGGAAAACGAAAAGCCCGAAAACAAGAGGGCGGAAGCCGTCGAAACACTTTACGGAGGTAACAACAATGGCTGATAAGCTCAAAAAAGCAAGCAAGGCTCATACCAGGTATTATCTCGCAGACGGGACTCTTGTCCCCGGCGCGACCACAATCACGGGACTTCTCAATAAGCCCGCGCTCGTAAAATGGGCAAACAACCTTGGTTTACAGGGAATCGACTCTACAAAGTACGTCGATAAGGCGGCGGCTGTCGGAACGCTCATTCACGCGCTCGTCGAGGCGCATATTACGGGCAAGACGGCAGACCTTTCCGACAACACACCCCTTGAAATCGAAATGGCGCAGGTTGGCTTCAAGAAGTATCTTGAATGGGAGAAGCAACATAAGGTCGAGCCGATATTCAATGAAAAAGGCTTCGTATCGGAAAAGTATAAGTACGGCGGAACGCTGGACTTCTACTGCAAAATCGACGGCAAATATACGCTCGTGGACTTCAAAAGCGGCAAGGGGATATTCAACGAGCATTTTCTCCAAGTGTCCTCGTATGCAAATCTGCTGACAGAGAACAAGCACAAAGTGGAGCAAATTATGATTCTCAATATCGGCAGGAACGAGGACGAGCCTTTTCAGCACAAGGAAATTCCTATGCCGACCGTGCGCAAATATTTCAAGATGTTCAAGGCGCTTTTGCAGGTCTATTACATAAAACGAGACCTTGAATGGAGGTAAGTATGGAAAACCTCGAACTGTATGAAAAAGTCCGAAGTGTTCCCGAAAACGCCAAAAAGAAGATTACGGGCGGCAGATTAAAGGGAATGACGGACATCAATCCGATGTGGCGAATCAAAAAACTCACAGAAGAGTTTGGGGTTTGCGGTATCGGTTGGATTCCGAAAATTGTCCGCACTTGGCTCGATTTTGGAGAAAACAACGAGGTCATTGCAAGCGTTGAAATCGAACTGCGAGTCAAAGTGGACGGCGAATGGAGCGAGCCTATTCCTGGTATCGGCGGCAGTAAAGCCGTTGTGAAGGAACAGAATGGCGTTTATACGGACGACGAATGTTACAAGAAGGCATACACGGACGCGCTTTCGGTGGCTTGCAAGGCTCTTGGAATGGGCGCAGATGTGTATTGGGACGAGAATACCAAATACACCTCGCCTTCACCCACAGAGCCAACAAGAGCGGCACAGAAGCAAACGCCTGGCACGCAGAAAAAGACCAAATGGGCGCAGGTAAACGACCTGCTCAAAGAAAGCGAATTGTCGATTTCCAATGTTACCGATTGGATTGTTAAAAAGTTCAAGAAGAACATTAAAATCAACGACCTTTCGGATAAGCAGTTCGATGAACTTATGACCGCTTTAAGAAAGACGGTTGAAGGAGAATCGGGTGAGTAAGTTTATCGCAAACAAGACCTATCGAATGAGCGACGAAAACGGCGACCTCGTTATCAGCTATGTTGTTCACGGGATAGACAAACAGGCTGCGCTTCTCGCCTTTGAGGAAACGAAAAAGGCAGAGGCGAAATTGGAAGTCGAGGTCAAGCCGTATAAGTCCAAAAGAAGTATCGAGCAGAACAAACTCTTGTGGGTGTTGCTTGGAAAAATGGCAATGGCGATGTCGGGAAGAAAAAACAGAGTATCGAGCGAGGAGTGCTATTGCATTATGCTCGAAGAGGCGAATGTCGCCTACGATTATCTGTTGGCTCTTCCCGAAGCAGAGCCTATGCTTCGTAAATCCTTTCGCGTTGTCCGAAAAATGGGCGAGCGGGAGGTGAACGGAAAGACTCTCAATGTCTATCAATACTTCATCGGCTCGTCAAAATTCAACACGCAGGAGATGACGGAACTCATTGAGGCGGTGCTTGATAAATTGGCGGAGTTGGGGGTGTATGACAGCGAAATTGAGCTTGCAAGGAGTACATACCGTGGCTAAATCAATTATGCAGACCGAGAAGCGGTGTTACGTTTGCGGCGCGATATACGGATTGCACGAACATCACGTTTTCGGCGGGACTGCAAACAGAAAGAACAGCGAGCGAAACGGATTCAAGGTGTGGCTTTGCGGGAGGCACCATAACCTCTCGAATGAGGGCGTGCATTTTGACCGAGACCTCGACCTCCGCATAAAGCAAGATTGCCAAGCGGAATTTGAAAAGACTCACAGCCGAGTTGAGTTTATGAAAATCATCGGCAAAAATTATCTTTAAGGAGACGGCTATGAAAACGAAGGAATTTGTCGTAAAAGACGAAAAACATAACAACAAAAAGGGCTTCCGGCTCATCGTAAAGAATCTTGATACGGGGAAGGACGAGTTCGATGTTACGACCAGGGCGATTGTCGGTGCGCATGCAATCGACATCGGCATAAACGGAACAATGTCGGCAGGAGGAGTCGTTGTAACTTCGTGCGATACGCAAACCTTTATCGGTACGATTGAGGCGGCGGAAAGAACGGTTGAAAAAGCAAAAGAGACCGTTATTAAGCAGGAGTTTCCCAAGATTCTTGCTGAAATTCTCGGAGGGAAAAATGAATAAGGTTTTTCTTATCGGGAATCTCACGAGAGACCCCGAACTCTCGGAAACGGGAAGCGGCGTAAGCGTTTGTCGATTTTCGATAGCTGTCAATCGGGACTATACCAATGCCGACGGAGAAAGAGAGACAGACTTTTTTAACTGTACGGCTTGGCGCGGCGCTGCGGAAACCATTGCGAGGTACTGCAAAAAGGGGAACAAAGTAGCAATATGCGGAAACATACAGACCCGCTCCTATGAAGGCAATGACGGTATCAAAAGAACGGCAACCGAGATTGTGGCTCAAAATGTGGAGTTTTTGACACCGAAACAGCGCGACGAAGAAACGAACGACCGGCGCGGAGGGCGCAAAAAACCGCAGCTTGAAGAGTTCGACGATGACGGCGACATTCCGTTTTAAGGAGGGCGTATGGCGGAGCGCAGAATGTTCTCGAAACGAATTATAGACAGCGACGCCTTCTTGGATATGCCTCTTTCCACGCAAGCTCTCTACTTCCATTTGTCGATGAGGGCTGACGATGACGGTTTTGTAAGCAATCCAAGGCGAATCCGTACTATGGTCGGGGCGAGCGAAGATGACTTAAAGCTCTTGATAGCAAAAAGGTTTTTACTGACATTCGAGAGCGGCGTGGTCGTGATAAAGCATTGGAGAATACATAACTACATCAATCCAGACCGCTATACACCGACAACCTATGTTGAAGAAAAAGCAACCCTTGCTCTTGATGATAAGAAGGCGTACACGGAATGTTTACACGATGTAGTACAAGATGTAGTACAAGGTGGCGACAAAATGTGTACCCAGGTTAGATTAGGCAAGGTTATAGACAGGAAAGGTAAGGATAAAGAGAGTATAGCGGGCGGACAAGCCGCCTCTCGCTTCAAGTTCGTAAAGCCTTCTGTTGAAGAAATCGCAGCCTATTGTGCCGAAAGGAACAACAACATTGACCCGCAACAGTTCTTTGACTTTTACGAGTCGAAAGGGTGGAAGGTTGGGAATCAGTCTATGAAAGATTGGACAGCTGCCGTCCGAACTTGGGAACGCAGAGAAAAGCCGAAGAAGGTTTTACCGAAAGAAACACCGTCGAAGTACAACAGGGAGGAATGATATGATGACCCTTAAACAGCTTCAAGAGGCTTTCCGAAAAGGAGAAGCGCCTTTACAGGAAGATGAATATTTGGGCGATGACAGTCTCCCTTATTGCAAGAAATGTAAGACAAAGCGGTGGTTTTCTACCGATGACGGGAAGTGGGCTGTGCGTGTGATGTGCGACTGTCAAGCTGCGGAAGCCAAAAAGCGACAGGACGAGGAAGAGCGCAGAAAGTATTTGGACGAGTTCTATAATCGCCGAGAGCTTTCGCTTTTAGGGAATCGTTATAAAAGCGCAAACTTCTCGACAGCAACGATTACCGCAAAAAACCTTGAAGCGTTTGAGAAAGCAAAGAGCTATGTCAAAAACCTGCAAGAAGTCCTCAAAAACAATATCGGACTGTATGTCTATGGGGACAATTCGACAGGAAAGACATACCTCACGGCGTGTATCTGCAACGAGCTTCTTTGGCGGAAACAGAATTGTATCTATACAAATCTTGCCTCAATGCTTGACTACATAAGCGCCTCGTACAACGGAAGAGGCGACGGGAAAGGCGGTTTACTTGCGCGAATCAAGGCTTGCGATTTTGCCTTCATTGATGACTTCGGCAAAGAGTTCCTCGGACGAGAAGCGCAGCCGACATCTTCAAAGTGGGCGGAGGAAAAACTCTTTGAAGTACTCAACGAGAGATATAACGCTCAAAAGCCGACAATCTTTTCGTCAAATTATTCGATAGGCGAGCTTATCTCTGTCCTCGGTCTCGACAAGGCAATCGTTGAGAGAGTCAACGAAATGGCAACGAGGGTAATCAAGCTGGAAGGCGACGACTTCCGAAGTGATGTGTGTAAGAGAAAAAGCGAAATCGCAAAGAGGCTCGGAATATGAAACACCTCGGCGATGTAACAAAAATTGACGGTCGTACAGTCCCTGTGGTCGATGTGATTATCGGCGGAAGCCCCTGCCAAGACCTGTCCGTTGCGGGCAAGCGTGAGGGGTTGCAAGGGGAAAGAAGCGGCTTGTTTATGGAACAAATAAGAATCATCAAGGAGATGAGACAGCAAAGTGAAATATGTGCAGACGAGTTTATTCGACCTCGATACTTCGTTTGGGAAAACGTCCCAGGTGCTTTCAGTTCAAGCGGAGGAGAGGATTTTAGAGTTGTCCTCGAAGAAATCTGCCGTATCAAAGATAAAAATGCCACTATTCCTCGACCTGCGGGGGGGGGTAAATGGGAAACAAGCGGCTGTATCTTGGGAAACGGGTATTCAGTCGCTTGGAGAGTTCTCGACGCGCAGTTTTGGGGAGTCCCCCAACGCCGTCGTAGAATCGCACTTATCGCAGATTTTGGAGGACAATCCGCACCCGAAATACTTTTTGTCCGAGAAAGCCTGTCGTGGTGTGCTTCGGAGAGCGGAGGCGAGAGGGAAGGAGCTTCCGAGGCTTCTCAAAGAGACCTTGGAACGGCAATCGGGTTTAATTACTTAATGGGGAGCAAGGCAAGAAGTGTCGGTGCAGAAGTGGAACGAAGCGAAACGCTGCGGGCGGGAAGTACAGGAATGGCTGTTTGCTATGATATGACCCACGCAGACGATGTGATTCGTGAATGCGGAGAAAAATCGCCGACACTTCAAAGCCGAATGGGTACGGGCGGAAATCAAGTGCCTCTTTGCCTTGACAACGAACTTGCCTTTCATCTTACGCAAGACCCGATAGCGGGAGACAAGTCCCCGTGTTTATCATCGGGGAATCCCGTTGGAGGACAGGCTTCCGTCGGTGTGTTGTATTCTATCGACCGCGCCGCCTTCAATCAAGGGAAGAATGCACAATACGACCCGAATATCAACGATGAAGATGTTTCTCAAACGCTTGTCGCAAAGGGTCCTGGTGCGGTGTGCTATGCGGTAGGGAACGGTCAAGTTCAGCAAACGGGACTTCATAAAGTGGCTGGCGCATTGAACTGTATGCACGACCAACAAGCCGTGATGAACAAGTACGGTGTCCGCCGCCTTACACCCCTCGAATGCGAGAGATTGCAGGGATTCCCAGACGGTTGGACGGACATTGGCGAATGGACTGACAGCAAGGGGAAGAAACACGAATCAAATGATTCCGCAAGATATAAGGCTCTCGGTAATTCGATAGCAATACCACCCTGGCGGTGGGTGCTGAAAAGATTATGTGCTTGTTTTGAGCGCAACGCAACAATGGCGAGTTTGTTTGACGGTATCGGCGGTTTCCCGCTGATATGGGAACAGCTCAACGGAAAAGGCTCGTGCTTATGGGCGAGCGAAATAGAGGAGTTTCCGATAGCGGTAACGACCGCTCACTTCAACGAAAGGAGTTAAAAATGAACAACATTAAAATCAACGAAAGGATTTTTAAGAAAATCCTCATCACATTAAAGGATTGTGTCGCAAAAGATAATGCGCGACCGGCATTGCAATACATTCGCCTTGAAATCAAGGAGGACAAAATCGTTGGGTATTCGTTGGACGGCTATCGTTCGGGGAGAATCATCATTCCCTGCAAAGAGCCGAACAAAGAGGAGTTTGTCGCTTATATCAAAGCGGTACCGTTCAAAACGAGCGCAGGTGAAATGAACGATGTCATCATCTCTTCGGACGGAGCCAATACGACCGTAGAATTTGAGCAACCAATCGGAAAAATACGATACCAATTCCAACACCCAGATTTATGGAAGGTGGATATGGAAGAAATTTGGGAGAATGCCAAGAGGCACGACAGAGAAATTGGCGTAAATGCTACATATCTATCACGGGCTTTCAAAACGCTTGCGGAGGCGGGCGACGACCACCGAAATCGCTTGGCAATTCTCGAAACAAAGAGGAGTAGGGTGGAGGCGTTTTGTATCAGCGCACAAGCCGAGGGCGGCATACAGCTCGACCAACTTGTTCTCCCTATTCGGACATCGTTCTCGGAAAATCCTATCGAGGACGAAAAAACCGCAAAGCTCGTGAAGCTCATCAACGAGAATCCTTCTCTGCCCGTCGTTCCGTTGGTGTATAGCGAAGTTGTTGCCGATGACGGGTACGCTTATTGGATTGGCTCGTGGGGTGATTGCTATGTAGACGAGTATGTTTGCGTTGAAAAGTATGGCGAAAATTGCTTCTACACAAGGGGAGCCCAAGACGAAATCGAGGAGTATTTCGCAGAAGAAATCCTTTACAAAGACAAAAGCCTTTCCGATGAGCAGGTCGAAAAAATGGCACACGAACAAGCGGAAGCGCTTCCTTGGAAAAAGGCGATTCTCGTATATGTCGGAACGCCGGAGGTGGAGTAATGGCGAGATGTAAGTCTTGCGGGGCAGAAATCATCTGGATAAAAACAACGTCAGGGAAGGCTATGCCTTGCAACGCAAAAGAGGTCGTGTATTTAGAAAACAAGGACGGAAAGGCAAACATAGTAAGACCGAACGGCGAAGTCGTGCGGGCAGACCTTGAAGGCGAAGAGGGTAAGGAGTCTGGTATCGGCTACATTTCGCATTTTGCTACTTGCCCGAATGCAAATTCGCACAGGAGGCGGTAAGATGAATATCATTGTAAAAGATAAAAAGGGGACTCCGGTAGATAACATTGGCGGGAAGTTGTGTGCCGTTGTTGTCGTCGGAAAGAATGGAGCGCATATTCTTCTGCGCGGCAGAGGGGATTCGAGCGACTATCTTTCACTCATCAGCGGGCTAAATGCGGTTATGAGAGAGGCTCTTGGCGGGTTTACGGAGGAAAAGCAAGATGACTGATGAAGAAATTATCGAGGTCGTAAATTTTTGTCAAAGTTCAAAAGCCTGTTCAGCCGAATGCCCCTTTTGGAAAAGAGCGATGTCTGGAAGCAGGGGCGGGGAGTGCGATAAGCGCCTCGGAAGAGTTGCGTTTGATTTTATTCATCGCTTGTTGGCTGAAAACGGCTCTTTAAGAAATGAAGTCGAAAGGGTCAAATCCGAAAATTTCAAATTGCGTGAGAGATTATCGAAGGCAGCGGAGGAAGTGAAAGAAATAAAAAGAGATATTGAGCCGAGAATGTATGCCACATTTTTCGGATTTTGTGTACGGTGGTGTACATTACAAGAACACAAAGAGATTTACGGCGATGAGGAGGCTGGGCTTGCCCGTCTTGCGGAGTTGAAAGGTGAAAAATGAAAAGAAAATGCTATTACTACTGCGACGGCTACTGTTTTTGGAATGGGGACAGGGGTGAAGTCTGCGACACAGACGATAAGCAACACGAAGGATACTGCCCTGCCGAAGAAAACGACAGAGAGTTGCAGGAACACGCAAATTTTATTATGGAGGAGATGAAAAATGAGCGATAAGCAGGAGAACGTCTTGAAAATCCTTCCCGAATACTTTGAAGCGGTGTCGGACGGATTCAAGCGGGCGGAGGTGCGGTACAACGACCGAGACTTCAAAATTGGGGACATATACAGCTTGTGTGAGTGGGACGGCGAGAAGTTTACCGGTCGCAGCATAACAATTCGGATTACGCACGTTTTGCACGGCGCAGGATTCAAAGGGCTTGCTCCGAATTACTGTATGTTTTCCTTTGTTACGCAGAAGGAGGACGAAGAACAAGCTGCCCAGACAGAAAGGCTCGCAATTCTCAACAGGGCGTTGGGTCAAAGCAAGGAGGCGCTTTCCCGCGCGAAAGACGAGATTTGCCTTCGGAACGCAAAAATTTCGGAACAGGAAACCGCGATTCGCGTTCTCGGCGAGCTTGTAGGGAGGCGGTAATGGCAAAGAAGAAAAAAGAAATTGACATTTTTGATGTAATCCCTTCCGAGGTCTATACCGCGATTGACAAGTTCGGATATTCCTTCCTTTCGGAACAAGGCTACGACACGGAAGGGGCGCAGGAGTCCGACGAGCTTCGGACGAAGCTCAAAAACGCTATCAAGAAAAGGGGCGAGGAACTTCGGTACTTTGGGGCGGTCGATAAAGACAGCGGGGCAATCCTTGTGTGGTTTGAGCTTTATAAGGGGAGCGAGCGCAAAGCCGTAAGCCAAGGATTAAAGTTCATTCCGAAGCCAGGAGGTGAGAATGGAGACGACGGAGAAAATCAAGAGAGACCTTCGGCTTCTTCGGAAGATAACGCATAGTATCGAGGTTTCTTTGACGGTCGAGAAGAGGCATAAGGAACGCCTTGAAATCCTGCAAAAGCAAGAACAGACCGAAGAGGTCAAACAGAACATTGCAGACATCGAGGCGGTGCTTGCAACGCTTGATACGGCAAAGTACATACAGCGGGCGACAGAGCTGGAATCGCGGTATATCGAGGCGATAAACAAGCTCGACCCCTTGGATAAGACAATAATCCTTGACGGCTATGTGAACGGCAAAGCCTATTGGAAAATCGGCAGAGACATCGGATATACGAAAGAAGGAGTGCAAAAGCGGGTGAATAAAATCATAGAGCGCCTTGCGGAGCTTCTTTGAAAGTGTACACCGCAGTACAGTTTTTTCTGTGCAATAATGGTAGCGTGAGAAGGTGAAGCTCACGACCATAGCGGTGTCGCCAAGCGGTAAGGCAAGAGACTTTGACTCTCTTATGCGTATGTTCGATTCATACCGCCGCTGCCAAAGCCAAGGGGAATCCGCGAGAGCGGTTGCGAAAAACTTCGGGGAGTTGATAAGTAGCGTAAAATGGCTGTAACTCCTCGCCTATGGGGCGGTAGCTAAAAAGGTAGAGCGGCTGATTTTTAATCAGTGTCGAGCGCGCGTTGCAAGTTCGAGTCTTGCCCGCCCCTAAAATTTTTTACAAGGAGTGTTTCAATATGACCGAAACCGAAAAGAAGGCAGACGAGGCAAAGGAGCGCGTTGAAAAAGAGCTTGACGAACTCAATGAGAAAATCGTGAAGCTCACATCGTTCCTGTACGGAAGGAAACTCGCGGCGGCGGGACTGTCCTATGCAATGAAGGACTGTTTGGAAGAACAGCTCGGAACAATGCAGAGATACGCCTCTATCCTGCAAAGACGGCTCGCAATCTGGGGTAAGACCGACGAGGAGCTTAATTGCACCGGCAAGATTTATTAAGAGCTTGGGGCGACAAGCCCCTTATACGTGATAGATGTATAGTGCATACTCCGGCAGGTATGGTGTAAGAGAACGCAAGACGGCAAGCACGGCAGGAGAGGGGCGGGGGCAAATCCCGTATCACGCTCCATAATTCAATATCGGAGAGAAGGAAATGGCAAAAGGCAAGAAGTATAACGATGACATCAAAGAAAAAGCCTTTGCGCTTCTCGCCTGTAACAACAATGCGCAAGTAGTGGCGGACAAGTTGGGGCTTCCGTACACCACCGTAAAGACTTGGGAGAAGAATTGGATTCGGCAAGCGCAGGAGAGAGAGGCGAGGCAAAGGGCTTTGCAGGAAACTCCGCAGGGAGCAGATAATGCAGAGGCGGAGGGTGCGCCTACGAATCCCGTTACGAAGTCGACGAAGTTTGAGGACGAAAGTTTGATAGAACTTCGTAAGAAAAAGAAGGCAGAGTTCGTAGATGACGCCTGGGGGCTTATCGGAAAAATTCGCACTCTGCTCGAAAGGCGGCTTGACCGCGCCCTCGATAGCGAAGATGTGCTTGACGAACTTGTGGAAGAGATTACGCAGCTCGACCATAAACAACTCACGGATTCGCAGCGCAAAGCCTTGTACTGCAAGATGTCCGCTATCAAAATTGAGAGCGTGAAGGAGCTTGCGGTCGTCCTCGGAACGCTGTACGACAAACAGGCGCTCGCAAACAAAGAGGCGACGGCAATCGTTGAGGGCAATATCGCCGTCAAAAAGTTCGAGGATTTCTAATGCTGACGGTACAGGACATCATCGACAAAAGGCGGCGGATTTGGTCGCAAAAGAAAGACCTTGACCTTGACAAAGCTCTTGTGCGGGCTTCTGCCGTGAAAATATTAAGCACCCCGTCGCTTGTGGCGGAAGTACAGGCAAAGCCGTATCTGCTCATCGAGGTAGCCTTCTATATCGTCAACAAGAAAAGGGAGACTGTTCCGTTCTTCCTTAACGAAGTACAGCGAGATTTCGTCGATAAGCTGGAAACGCTCGGAACAAGTAAGCCGTTTTTCATCTTAAAGGGAAGGCAGCAGGGATTTACGAGTGTTATCACGGCGATACAGCTTTCATACGCAATCGTAAGGAAGAACTTTTCGGGCTTCACAATGGCTGACCGCTCGGACAACACAATGGCGATATTCAACGACAAGGCAAGAGTTGTATATGACCGCCTCCCCGAAGAATTAAAGCCTTCCGAGAAGTTCAATTCCCGCAACGAGCTGTTTTTCGATAAGCTCAATTCGTCGTGGCGCATAGCGACGGCAACAGACCAGGTTGGGCGTTCCAGGACATTGAACTTCGTCCATTTCTCCGAGGTGGCTTTCTACGAGTGCAGTCTTGCAGACCTGCAAGCCGGTATCGGTGAGGCAATCACCGCAGGAGCGATACAGGTTTACGAGACAACTGCAAACGGCTTCAATGAGGCAAAAGACCTTTGGGATTCGGGGAGCTGCCACAATCTTTTTTATGAATGGTGGCGAACGCAGGAGTACAGGAGCAACGAGTATGAATATCTCGAAACAACGGATTCCTGGCTCATCGAACGGAAGAAGGTGCTTGAAGAAAAGGGACTTGACCGAGAGCAGATAACTTGGTACTGCAAGAAGTACGCAGGGTATCTTGATAAAAGCACTATCAAGCAGGAATATCCGATAACGCCAACAGAAGCCTTCATATCGAGCGGAGATTGCGTGTTTGACCTGGAAGCGCTCAATAATCAGCTCGTGCGGGCGGCGGGCTTGCAACCTGCAAAACAAGGCTATTTTACCTACCACAAGAAGGGCGTTCCGATAGTCAATTCCTTGGGCGAGACAGAAGATGTCGAGTGGCGTATAACCGATATAGAGTTCGTCGCAGACAGAGACGGCTGTATCACGATTCACGAAGAGCCGCAAGTCAAACGAAACAAAGAGAATGAGGTCGTCGGGAAAGCGCCGTATGTCATCGGCGGCGACACGGCAGGGGGCGGCGAGGACTACTTCACGGGGAAGGTCATCAATAACCTTACGGGAAGGACAGCCGCAACATTACGGCGACAAAAAATGGACGAGGATTTGTATGCGGAGCAAATGTACTGTCTCGGAATGTACTATCACGAAGCCCTTATCGGAATCGAGACGAACTATTCTCGACACCCGATGAGGGTCTTGCAGAAGAAGTACAGCTATCCAAACCTCTATATGCGGCAGAGGCTTGACAAGCTCACAGACAAAACGGAAGAGGTCGTCGGCTTCGAGACCACCGTTCGGACGAAGCCGATAATTATAGGCGAGCTTGTGGAGCTTATGAGGGACGACCCGACAATAGAGGTTGATGTGCCTACCCTAAAAGAGATGACGACGTTTGTCAAAAAGGAGAACGGCAAGCAAGAGGCTATCGAGGGAGCACACGACGACCTTGTAATGGCAAAAGCGATTGCCCACTTCATCTCTTCGCAGCAGACGAAGAAATGGATTGATGTAACCCCCGAAGAGTCCGACTTTATTGAAGAAAACTTCCACCAAGAAGGCGGCGGCAACGGGGAATATATGAGCTGGGAGGACTTTTGATGTTCAAATTCATCAAAGACAAAATAGACGATATTCGGGAGAAAAGACACCGTAAAAAGCAGATTTATCCTGCATTAAACAATTTTGGGAGAAGAATCGAAGCGTTGGAGAAGAAAGTCGAAGAGCTTTCCAAACGGACGATTTCGCAAAAGACGACCCAAGACGACCCCGTTCCGTTCTCGCAGATAGTGGACGAATGGCTGAACGGCGCAGAGGAGGAGGGCAATGGAGATTAAGGAACGATACGATGTAAACGAAGAGACGACAACCCTTTGGGACGACTACCAAAACGGACTTTCCTACCAGGCGAGCAGCGGTCTTTCCAAAAAGCTCCCCGAATTTGTCCGATTCTACGAAGGAAAACAATGGGCTGCGCCGACAAAGAACACACGCAACCTTCCGCGCCCCGTCGTCAATATCATCAAAATGATTTGCCGAAGTAAAAAGAGTGCAATCACCGCCGCCCCCGTGAGAATCATTTACAGGGCGGAAGATGAGACCGTTGATGTGGAGAAGTTCAATAACTTCGCCGCCTACATACAGAAGGAAATCGGGCAGGAAGGGCTTGACAAGAAGGCAATCGACGACGGCGTGAAGAAAGGCTCGTATTTCTTCCATTACTATTGGGACTCGGAGGCGAAGGGAAAGGACGGAATCAAAGAGGGCGGTCTCCGCTGCGAGGTCATCGACCCTCTCTCGATTTTCTTCTCAAATCCGACAGAGCTTGATGAGCAAAAACAGAAGTGGATTTTGATAGCCTCCCGCGAGGACGTGGAGAGCGTAAGGGCGAAATGCGATAAAGATGTTGACCCGGGGCTTATTGTCGCCGATGAAACGGACAACAAATATGGCGTCATTGAGCAAGAGGGCAACAAGCTCTGTACGGTACTCACGAGATACTTTCGCAAAAACGGCGAAGTGTATTGCGAGAAGGCGACGAAGACGGTCATTATCAATAAGCCGTTTTCGCTCGCCCCCGACATTGCGGCGGCGGGCAGAGAACTCGGATTTGAAGAGGACGCGCCCAACAATAGCCTTCCCGACAATCACGACGAAACGCTTGTACCCGAAGGCGTAAGGGCGTACCTCTATCCCGTGGTAGTCGGAAACTATGAAATCCGCGAGAACTCCATTTACGGACTTGGAGAAGTGGAAGGGATAATTCCGAATCAAAAGGCAATCAACTTTAACCTTGCGATGATGTTGTTGAACGCGCAGGAAATCGCCTGGGGAAAGTATATTGTGCTTCCAAACGCTTTGCGTGGGCAAGTGATAAGCAATGAGCCTGGACAGGTGCTGACGGATTACTCCAACACGGGAACAGGCATACGCAAGATGAGCGAGCAAACAATGCAGTCGCAACCCCTTCAACTCATTGACTCCATTATGTCGATGACAAGGAATGTAACGGGTGCCAATGAGGTTATGAGCGGCGAGGTGCTTGGCTCGAATATGTCCGGTGCTGCGATAGCGCAGCTTCAATCCCAGGCGCAACAGCCGATAGAGGATTTGAAAGACGCTTTTTGGCTCGTTAAGGAAAAGCAGGGAAAGGTACTTGCGCAGTTCTTTAAGCTCTACTACGAACAGAAAGAATTTTCATACGAGGAAACAGCGGTCAAAAGAGACGCGCAGGGGAATCCCGTCCTTAACAAGCTCGGACAGCCCGAAGAGGAAGAAGTACAGTTTACGGACGTGTTTAACAGTTCGGAGTATGCGGGAGTCGAGTTCTCCGTCGTGGTGGAAGCGACAAGCGGAACGAAGGCAAGCACAGCGGGCGACATTAACGCGCTTGATGTACTTCTGTCAAAGGGACTTATCTCTTTGAAAACATATTTGAAGGCATACCCGAAGGACGCGCTTTCCAACCGCACGGAAATTTTGAAGGGCATTGAAGAGGACGAGCAGAGTCAGCTTGCCGCCTTGCAACAACAGCTCGCGCAATACGCACAGCAAGTTGAGCAAAGCACCAAAATCATTCAGCAGCAAAAAGAGACGGTTGATAAGGTCGTGTCGCTGATACAGGAAAACAACCAACTCAAAACGATTATCGCAAATCTCTACACGGAGGCAAAGGCGAAAATCGAGGCTGGAAATCAGCAAATCCAACTTGGGAACGCGAAAATCGCAGAAGTGCAACAGGACGCGACAGATTTTGCCCAAGTCATAGCGGGACAAATGCAAGGAGGACAGCAAAATGTTATGCCCCAAGTGCAAAACCGAGGGAATGGTCAAGCGGGATAAAAAGACTATTATTTGGGTGTGCCGCAATCGCGGCTGCGCGAACTACAATAAGCCCATAAGGACAAACACCAATAGCAAGCGAGCATAGCTCGTTGACTATACAAATCTACACGCAGGAATAGCGAAAAAATCCAAAGGAGAATACTTCTATGCCGGAAGAAATCAAAACAGCGGAAACAAGCGGAGCAAATCCGCAGGGCGACAGCAACGCTGATGTCGCCAAGCAACAGGAGGGCGTGAACGATGTCGAGTTTACCGATACTCCAGAAGCGGAGGCGGGGCAACCGCCAAAGCCCACGGAGCAGAAAGTAACCCAGACAAGGGAGCAGAACTCCGAAAATGCTCGTCGTAGGCGTGAGGCAGAACGCCAAAGAGAACTCAAAGCGACGAGAGAGAAGGCTATCATCGAGGCTCTCAACGGCAAAAATCCGTTTACGGGCGAGGAAATGAAAGACTCCGCCGACGTGGACGAATATTTGACGATGAAGGACATCGAAAAATCGGGCGGCGACCCGTTGGCAGACTTTTCAAAGTACCAAAAGCAGAAAGAGCGGCAAAAGGCGGCAGAAGCCGCAGCAGGTGAACAACAGGCGGAGTGGTTTAGAAAGGACAGGGAGTCTTTTTCGACCAAATACCCCGATGTAAACCTTGAACAGCTTATCCAAAATAGGCAGTTCCAGCTCTTTGCGAGCGGTAAAGTCGGAACGCTTCCTCTCACGGAAATTTATGAGGGATTCGTAGAGGTCGCGAGCGAATACGAGAAGAAAGCCAAGCAAATGGCGAAGCAAATGCTCGCCAACCGAAAGGCTTCCCCAGGTGCGCTTTCAAGCCCTAACGCACCGGATACCGCCTTCTTTACGAAAGAGCAAGTTCAAAAGATGTCCGAAGAGGAGGTCTCGAAGAACTATGACAAAATTAGGGCAAGTATGCGCCATTGGAAATATTAAAAAGGAGGATTTTACATAAATGGCATACGCAAACTTCATTCCCTCCGTATGGAACGAGGGAATCAATCGTGAACTCGAAAGACTCTGCGTTTTCGTCGAGGACTGCAATCGTCAATACGAGGGCAGCGTCAAAAAGAAGGGCGAAAGCGTAACGATTCTTGGCGTCGGCAAGCCCACAATCAAGTCTCTCGCCAAGGCGAACAGAAACAACGACATCGACGCGCCCGAAGAAATCGAAGATACGTCGGTGATTATGTACATCAACCAAATCCGCTACTTCAACTATATGGTCGGCGACATCGACAAAGCGCAGGCTGTGAACGGCGTTATGGACGCGCTCGAACAGGAAACGAGCGAGGGTCTTGCGGACGAGGTGGATAAGTACGTTGCAAGTTTTGCGGTCGACTCGTCCGTTGCGAAACTCTATTCGGCGGCGACTACCGTAACGAAGGACAACATTCTCGGCGTACTCGACCAGGCTATCCAAAAACTGTACGAGAACGACGTGAAGGCGACTACGAAAATCGTCGTTACGATTTCGCCGCGCTTCTATACGCTGTTCAAACAAGCGTATATCGACAAGGACACCGACAACAGCGAAATGCTCAAAAACGGCAGAGTGGCGAAGTACGGCAATGTAATCGTCAAGATGTCGAACAACGTCCATAAGACGGATTCCGGCGCGACGGACAACATTATGATTCGTACCCAAAGAGCAATCGCCTTCGCCAAACCGCTCACGCACACCGAGCCTTACCGCCCCGAAAAAAAGTTCGCGGACGCGGTAAAGGGATTCATTCTCTTCGACGCGAAGGTCGTTCGCCCGAAGGAAGTCATCAACATCAACGTCAAGTACGCATAAGGAGGTAAACGAAAATGGCGGTAACGATGAGAAACGAAATCGCAACGGTGGAGCTTGAAGCGCTCACCGCAAGCACCGACAAGGCTATCGAGTGGAAGGACGGCGACGACAAGATGATTCTTGTTATCGTCGCCACCGCAGCAACCACGCTTACCGTAAAGGCGGGCAACGGAATCCAGGGCGTTGCCGACAAGGTGCTGACCGTGCCTGTTGGCACAAGCCTTGTCAAGCTCGAAAGCGGCAGATTCAAAAACGTGTCCGGCACCAACAAGGGCAAAATCGTTGTCCAGTCGGCGGGTACGCCGAAGGTCGGCGTTGTCGCGCTCGTATAAGCAGAGAAGCGCCTATCTTTTATAGGTAGGCGCTTTTATGCAATCCAAAGGCTGTTTGCGGTTCGATTCCGCAGGATTGCGAAGGAGGCAGATAATGAAGCTGGGAGATATTAAAATCGAAGCCTTGAAGTTGATGTTTGTGAATTATAACATTGACCCTGCAATCGACGAGCTTCCAAACCTTGCACTTGATGAGAATTACGGGAGTTATCTTGTCAATATGCCAGGAGCGATAAATCGCTGTTTTGCGAGCATTGAAGAAAAGCGGGTGTTGCCCGTTAAGTCGTTTGCTCTTACGGCAGAGAGCGGGCTTGCAAGCGGCGGATTTATGCGCTTCGACCTTCCGCAGCTTATCGAGGACTATTTCGATGTGCAGAGGCTTGTGTGCGAAACACAGTACGGGGAATATATCGGAGACCACGAATATCAAAAGGAAGGAGATACTCTCGTGGTGGCGGGGTTTGATGAGGGAGATACATATACGCTTTTGTATTATCCCAAGATTCCGCGCGTTTCGTCTTTGACGAGCGATGAGGAAGAACTTACGATTCCAGAAAACATAGCTTCGCATATCCCGTATTTCATCAAAGGGGATTTATACAGGGACGATGAGCCGAACGAAGCAAGCGAGGCGCGGAATTGGTATGAGGTGGCAATGGACGAGATTTTGAACAGCAGGGCAAACAAGGCAAGCAAGGTAGCGAGTGTGTTCTCGCAGACGGAGACGTAAAATGAGGGCAAGGACGAATATCGGACTCAAAGAAAGAAAGCAAATGCAGCTCGCCGATTTTAAGGGGGTTGATTTTTCCTCCTCAAAGCTCCGTGTTCAGTCAAATCGTGCTTCAAGTATGTCGAATTTCATCAACGAATACGGAGTAAACAAAAAGCGCAACGGCTGGAATGAGCTTTTCAAAATCGAGATAAACAGAGAGCCGCAACAAATCAACGGCATATTTTGGTATGTCAACCGAGACCATAAGGAAATGCTCGTCCACGCCGGAAAGAGGTTTTACCGTATAAAACATACCGAGGAAGAGGCTTATGTTGCGGAGGACATTACTTTAAGCTCCACATACGCTCCCGCAAAGTGCGATACGGCTCTTTTGAAAGACCAAAGGAGTCAAGCCTTTTTCAATAAGGGGAAAGCGTACATAATCGGGTGCGGCGATTACCTTGTGTACGGGAGCTGGGACGAGGGAGAAACCTATGAACTGCGCCGCGTCGTGAACAACATCGACACTTATATCCCGACCACCACAATTTCTATCGACGACGACTCTGTACTTGATGATACGAGGGGAAGTCTCGACGATGTGAATATGCTGACTTCAAAGCGTATCAACCAGCTTTTGGGAAGCAGCGAGGCAAATAAGACTTGGACTCTCGATTCGGGAAGTATAGACGAAGGAACGGACATCTCTATTGTGGTGGAGACAATGGACGGCTCTACGGAGAAGATAATCAATATCAGCAACCCCAAGACGGACAAAACGAAACTCTACAACGGAGATACACAGGTCGGAACAGTTGACTACGCGAATGGCAAAATCACGCTCACGATTGCCACCACACCGCAAATCGAGAACAGGGACAACATCTATGTAACCTTCGAGCATTCCGTCGAAGGATATTCGGAAAGGATAACAAACTGTAACTTTGGGATTCTCTTCGGCGTAAGCGGCAACACGGACAGACTGTTTTTGAGCGGAAATTCGGATTATCCGAATGTAGATTTTCACTCGGAAATGGACGACTACACCTACTTCGGAGACCTTAATACAGCGTCAATGGGTAGTGATTCTGTTGCAGTTAATGGTTATGCGAGGCTTTCGGACAGTACGCTCGTCATTTACAAAGAGGAGAACGGGCAGGAGGCAAGTATTTTCTACCGTACCGGCTCGTATCAAGAATATTACGACAGCAGCGGAAATCTTGAAGCCGTGCGCGGCGTGTTTCCGACTTCCGCAGGAAGTATAGGCGAAGGCGTTGTGAGCAGGTATGCTTGCGTGAACTTTGGCGGAGACAACATTATTCTTTCAAAGAACGGAGTTTTTGGTATTGTTCTTGCCAATAACGTCGCGACGACGGAAAGATATACAAGGGAGAGAAGCCGCTCTATCAACGAACGGCTAAAAACGCACTCCGACCTCTCGGAAGCCGTCGGAATCGTCTATAAAAATCGGTACTATCTTGCGGTGGATGGCGTGTGCTACATTGCAGACGCGAGATTCAAATACGCAAGCGCGGACGACCTCGACGATTCCTTCAATTACGAGTGGTGGTTTTGGGAGAACATTCCCGCGAGGGTGTGGGCGAATATTGACAATCGGCTGTATTTCGGTAGTCCGCAGGGGCAGGTGTGCGTATTTGATGACGAATACGTTGACCGCACCTATCAAACAAGCGAGAGCGGAGACCTTGCGCTCGATGTGTCGGAAAACAAAATCATCTACAACAGCAATATCGACATCGGGCTTGCAGAAAACGACAGACTCACATTTACGACATCGGGGATATATTCGCTATTTGCGGACAATTTGACCGTATCGGACGGCAAGATATTCGTTGCGGAAGAGCAAATCATCTCGATGTATGACGGGATAGAGGTCTATGCGGACAATGTTGGGAATAGCGGCTTACAAGCGGGAGTTCCGTATCTATTGTATGCGGTCGATAAAGGGCTGTGCTGTTTTCAGCTCACGAATCAGCAGGGCGAGGTACAGAGTATTTCTGCGGGGGGATTCCGATTGCATAAATCGCTTTCGCAAAAAGAGCTGTATATCACGAACGTAACAGAAACATCGTTCCAGCTCAAAGATTACAGGACGAGCGAGGCTTTGACTCTTTCTGCTTATAACGGCTCAATCCCTTCGACGCCGGTCGCGCGATTCACCCATAGAGCAAACGTAGTTGCAAAGTGGTACACGCCTATATTTGACTTCGGCACGAATGAATCAAGCAAAACACTATTGAAACTTACAATTTCAACGGAGCCGGAGGTAAACGGGCAGCTCTCGTTTGGCTATGAGACAAAGAGCGTGAACAAGCTCTTGGAGGCGAAGGGTATCAATGTTTTCTCGTTTGAGGACTTGTCGTTTGAAAACTTTTCCTTCGATACGGGCTTTGCGAGTAGCTATTCGGTGAGGGTCAAGGAGCGCAACTTCAACTTCATTATCTTCCGATTTGTTTCGGATAATGAGTATGACTGCGCGATAAACACTTTCACGGTTTTGTATAAAATCAATAAATCCAACAAGGGGGTGAAATAAAATGTCTCAAATCAGCAAGGTAAGCAGCGCGACGAAGGACGCAATTAAACGCAAATCGGCGTATGCGTTGCCGGACAGACCCTCCGACCAAGGTATGAAGCCCGAAGATATAAAACGTGCGTTTTGGCAGCCGATTGTCGATGTAACCTTTTCGGCTATCTCCGAAATCGACAGGGTGATAGACGAACTTAATGCGATTATGACGGGAAATTATGACGCGCATATCGCAGATAAAAATAATCCGCACGCCGTAACAAAAGCCCAGGTAGGGCTTGGGAATTGCAACAACACCGCCGACGCGGATAAGCCCGTCTCTACGCCGCAGCGGACGGCGCTGAATACCCACAACACGGCTACGGACGCGCACAATGATATTCGGACAGCTATCACAAACGGGCTTGCGACGAAGGTCGGATATACAGATGTCATTGACGGATTCGCTTCTACGGAGGTCAATAAACCGCTTTCGGCATACAGGGGGAAGGTCTTGTATGATTCGTTGCAGGAGACTATCGGCAAAGCGGATTATGCGATAAAAAACATCGCGCTCAATTCCGAGAACGGGATTTTGACGATAACAAGGACGGACGGCACGAGCTTTACGATTGACCTTCCGCTTGAATATATCGTCAAGAGCGGCTCGTATAACGCTTCTACAAAAAATATCGAGCTTGTTCTTGATAACGATGAGAAAATCGAGATTCCCGTCGGGGCGCTCGTTAATGAGTATTACGGAGACGGAACTACTGTAACGCTCTACATAGACTCCGCAGACGGGAACAAACCGAAGTTCAAAATCAGCGATACCTACAAGAGCAAAATCGACGCAAACGTAACAGCAAGGCACACGCATTCAAACGCGAGCGTACTCGACAACACAACCGCTTCGTTTACGACATCGTTAAAATCCACCTATGACGGATACGCGACAAGCATTGCGGCAAATGCAACCGCAATCACCCAAGCCGCGAGCGATATGGAGGACGAAATCGAAAGGCTTGAAGGTCTTATATCTTCAAGTGGAACGGTGGTTTATGTGGACGGCTCTCCCGTAGCTTCGCTCAATATCGACGAAATCTCCGTAGCAAATGCGTATTTTGCAGAGGAAGCCGTAAAGGCAAAAGACTATGCGGCGACAGGCAGCATAGCAAGAAAATTCAAAAAACTCGAAGCCAGAATCGCGGCGTTAGAGGCATAAACAGGAGGACGGCACAATGGTTTTGGAAAAGGCAAAAATCTACGGCGTTGACGGCGTTGGGAAATCCACACCGACTCTCACGCGCACGGACGCAGCCGTGGGCTTGACGACATCGGTCGGCGTGAGCGAAATCACGAGCGACTTCGACAACTGCTATCCTTGGTGTGAAATGAGGGAGGAGGTCGATTCCGAAGGGAATGTGTTTATCCGAATCCCGAAGTTCTATACCAAGATAACAAAAAATTCCGACGGGAGCTATAAGCACCAAATCTCCGGTGTGAGATATTCGGGTTTCACGACCTTGTTTGTGGACGGCAAGGGCAACGAAATCGACTATGTTCTCGTCGGGAAATATGAAGCGAGCGGAAGTTCGACCAAAGCATACTCAAAGAGCGGACAAACCGTTCTTGTGAATATCACGCTGCCGAGCCTTCGGACGGCTTGTAAGGCAAACGGCGCGGGGTATCAGCAGTACGATTTCCTCATCGACGCAATCATCAAAGAGCTTTTTATGATTGAGTTTGCGACGACCAATTCGCAGTCGATTATGTACGGCTATGCAAACGGCAATTCCGCCGCTCTTGCTACGGGTCATACGGACAGCGTAAAAACGCCTTCCGGCTCCGCGAATAACGGACACGAGGAAGATTGTACCGCTTGCAATACGGACGGCAAACACGCTTGCAAGTATCGCGGAATCGAAAATCCGTGGGGAAACGTGTGGACTTGGTGTGACGGTATTACATTCTCGGCGGAGAAAGTGTATATCTGTCTTGACCCCGAAAAGTATGTAAGCGAGAACACGGAACAGCCGTACAACTATGTGGGCGACAGACCGACATCGAGCGGCTGGTTGAAGGAGATTGAATATTTTGACAAATTCCCTCTGCTTGGGTATGTAAAGACGGCTTCGGGCGGAAGCACGACATACTACTGTGATTATACATATTACAGTTCCGGCGGCACCGTGCTGCGTGTCGGCGGGAGTTGGGGCAACGGTGCTCATGCCGGTCTTTGGTATTGGCTTGGTAGCAATTCTGCGTCCAGCGCGAGCTCCAACATCGGCGGTCGCCTTTGCTTCAAGCCTCTTCCAGAGAGGGATTAAAAGGGGGACACCTCCCCCTTTGGGAATGTAACAACACAAAAAACAGGGTATTGTGTGTAGCCCGTGCTGAATGTCGGCGGGAATTGGAACAACGGTACTAATGCCGGTCTTTGGTATTGGAATGGTAACAATTCCGCGTCCAACGCGAACTCCAACATCGGCGGTCGCTATTTAATCAAGAAAATATGTAGCACACATAATCCTTGCCCCTTGGCAAAAAACACTTCGATAAGAGGGCGGTCGAGTAGGTCTGTCTCGAAAAACCGTGAGAAGATTAAAAGGTATGAAACGAGTAGGTTATTTATACGAAAAAATGTGCGACTTGACTTTGATAAAGCTCGCCATTCGCAAAGCGGCGCAGGGCAAAACGCGCAAGCATTATATCGCAAAAGTTCTTGCGAACGAAGAGAAGTATGCGTTGAGGATTCAAAAAATGCTTCTCGATAATGAGGTGCAGTTAAGCCCGAATAGAACTATCGAAATATATGACCGCTCGTGTATGAAGCAACGGTTAATAACCGTGCCGAAGTTCTTCCCCGACCAAATCCTTCATTGGGTACTTATGCTCGTTATCGAGCCGATTCTTATGAAGGGTATGTATCGGTTTGCGTGTGGGAGTGTTCCTGGACGCGGAGGTATGGAGGCAAAGAAGTATGTCGAAAGAGCGTTGCGCGACGATAAAGTTCGGTATGTCGCAAAGCTGGATATATCGAAGTTCTTTAACAGCGTAAAGCCCGCAATTTTAATCGGTATGCTTCGCAGAAAAATAAAGGACGAGAGGGTAATAGACCTCATCGGGAAAATCTTGAAGAATGGCGGAGATTGCCTCCCGATAGGGTACTACACCTCGCAATGGTTTTCCAATTTCTTTTTAGAGGGTTTCGACCACTTTGTAAAGGAAGTGCTGAAAATCAAATATTACGTCCGCTATGTGGACGATATGGTGCTGATAGACACCAACAAAAGAAAACTGCGCAAGGCGATAATGGAGATTGAAAAATATCTCAACGGCATAGGCTTGAAGCTCAAACCGAATTACCAAGTATGGAAGGTGCATAGCCGCCCGATAGACTTCGTGGGGTTTAGGTTTTACAAAGACAAAATGCTCCTGCGCAAGAAAATTTTTTTTCGACTGTGCCGACGAGTGAGAAAGATTGAGAAAACGGGTTATATTACCGTGAATCAAGCAAGGGGACTATTGTCCCTGCTCGGTTGGCTTACTCATATAAACGGGTGCGGATTCTATAAAGAACATATTTACGGAATCGCGCCGAGAAACAAACTCAAAAAAATCGTGAGCAATCACGGAAAAAAGGAGGCTAAAAATGGAAAAAACAAAGGTTTTCAGCAAAGAGAGGTGGCTTGTTAGCGCGCTCGGAGACAAAGACCGTGGGCTTCTCACCCAGAAGGAAATTGACGACGCTTGCGAGGTGTGGGTCAACGACCTTGACGGAAAAACCGTTGCACAAATCGAGGCGGCGGGCGATATGGGCGCTCTTCAACGGGAGGAGTGGTTTGTATGAAAATAACCGTCGAAAACATCTGTGCCGTGTGCGAAAAGCAGGGCTGCAACGAGCCTTGTGAAAAATGGTACGACTGTTTGGAGGGCGAGCCCGTTGACTTTGGCTTCCAAGACGAGGAGGAATAAGTATGAAGGCAAGATTTTTTATCGGGCTGCTTATCGGAGTAGTTCTCGGTGCGCTCATAGCTTGCGGGGTGTATTTCCTTACCGTGGGCGACGTGGCGTGGCAAGAGTATATAGAAGAAAAGCTCGCGCCCAATATCGTCATCGTATTGTCGTCAATCGGCACGATTTTATTGGCGGCGACGCCCGTTATAAAAAGGGTGTCGTCTGCGGTGGAGAAATTTAAGAAGGCTACGAAAGATGTCAACGATACCGTGGAAAACAACGGTAAAAATGAAAGCCGCATTGCCAGGCTTGAAGAGAGGCTCGGCGTAATCGAGACGACTGCGAAGAATACAGAAAAAATCGTGCGGCTCGGATTCTGCAATACCAGCGAACTTGTAACAAAGGGGTACGCTAACGAGATTGCCAAGGTGGGAGGCGAAAATGAAGGACAAGACGAAGAAAAAGTTGAGTTTGAAGGGTAGGCTTATCCTTTTGGAAATCGCCAGCTTCATCGTTTCAGTCGCTCCGTTGGTCGTCGTTTTTGCGATAAATTGGGACAAGTACGCTGAAACGCCCGCAGATACGGTAAAGCTGTGTTTTGGCGGCGCGCTTATTGTTGTGTTGCTTCTCCTTAAAGTCATCGGCAAATTGCGTATGCCAAGTAGAATTGTATTCTTCGGTATAGTTTTTATTATGGCATACTTATTACAGGCAGTATTGGCGGACATTCTCCTTATCAGTGGTATGGCATTGGCGGGGGAAGTCGTGGACTGTATTTGTTTTCAACGGGCTATCCGAATCACACGGGAGAACATTCTCGTCAATAAGACCGCCGACGCTACCACGCAAAAGGTGGAAGAGGTCATTAAAAAGTACGTCGGCAGCGGGAGAGTATAATGGGCGAAAAGGCAAGAGACTTCTTGAAAAAGAATATCGGTTATATGGTTGTCGGTCTTGTTTCCGCAATCTACATAGCCACCTCGGTCATCACAATGGGGAAAACGGGAAAGACGTTCGGCGAGATTATGGCGGACGGTGCGGTGGTGCTTTTCCTTGGCGTGTTCGTCAATCGGATTTTCGACTTGCAAGGAATGATGAACGGAGACCGGGAGGAAAGGGTGCAAGAAACGATTCGGCTACACGGAGAGGCTGTCGTGCGTGTTTCGCCGTATCTTGACCGCTTGGATAAGTGGTGCGAAGAGAAAAACGAGGAAGCGTTGAAAATGCAGCGCACAAAAATCCTTGCAAGCGAAGGAATGAGGTATGATGATTATTTTGATGAAAAAGGCGGAGCAAAGCCCTTTGTTGTCAACAAAGACAGGCTCAAAGACAAATTCCTTCGCGGTGATGAGATTAAGCGGCTGCGGTGTTTCCGAAAGGCTCTTCGGCTAAAACTTACTCCGCTTACCGCAAGCGGACTAACGAGCGAGGGCGGCAAGAAACAAGACCCGTATTATCTCGGCAGGACAAAATCTCAATATGAGCGAGGGGCGACGATTTCCGATGTTATTACAAAAGTCATCATCGCTTGTTTGTTCGGTTATTACGGCGCGGAACTCGTCCAGGATTTCAGCTATGCGGACTTGATATGGAAAGCCTTACAGATAGGGATTTTCTTTATCACGGGCGTTATCAAAATGTATCAGTCCTATATGTTCGTTGTGGACGAATACAGGGGCAGAATCGTCAAAAAGATAGACAATCTGCAAATGTTTGAGAACTATATCAATTCCGAAAAAATTACGGAGGTAGAAGAAAATGGCGTTGAGCAATAGATTCAGTCAAGTATCGCTGTACGGCGGCGGAAGTACGCCCGAATGGAAACGGCTCGGTTATTCCTCGCAAGCGGAATACGTCAATGCTATGACAGGTGCGAACGGGAACAAAAAAGCGCCGATTACTTTGCAAGAGGCATACGGAACAAATAGCCCCCTTCAAACGTCCGTTCGAGATAGACATAATGCACTTAATGGAGACATTGTGCAGAAAGCCTATGGAGTAACTGATGAGGGCGTTGTTACGGGTAATCCCACATTGGAAAAATTTCCGACTATCAAAAACAATTCGAGAGGAAAAACATCGACAGATACGCTTGCTTCGATGAAAGAAACAACTCCTACGGCAACGGGCGGCGGGAGCGTTCCTGCGGGCAACGACGGGACTTCTGCGGGAACGGGTGGCGCGGCTACGGCAACGGGAAGTAACGAATTTGGCGCAAAGTATCAAGGCAATGATTTCCTGGAATGGTACAAGGCAAACTATGGCGCAGATTATGACCCTTCCCAGGGATTTTCGCGGGGACAAGGTATGTCCGATGTCGATTGGGCTATCGGAAGCAACCTTTATAACTCTTACTTGACCGGGCAGAATCTTGAAAACAGCTATAATTCGAGTAAAAATGAGTTGGAGCAAAATTACGGTCAATCGGTAGAAGCTCTTGATAAAAGCAAGCGCAATTCACAACAAGCCGCAAGCATTACGCTTGATAAGCTCAAAAAGTATCTCCCGACGCAAATTAAGGCACAAGGTCTCGGCGGCTTGGGCGTGAGCGAATCTTCTATGTTGCAAGCCTATAACGATTACAATAACAGAATGGGTGCGATTGAAAGCGATTATAACGCCAACAAATCCACCCTGGACGCGAATCGGGAAAGTACATTGTCCGAGCTGGAAAGAGCATATTTAGAGAATAAAACAAATCTCGGTATTTCGGCGGGAGAGCAAAGTCAAAGCATTTTCGATAAATACCTCGCCGATTACAGAGCTGATAGACAGCAGGCATATCAAGCTGTTGCTACCAATATTAACTATATGCTTGTCGACCCCAGCAATTTCAATGATAATGGCGTGCTGACGGAAGAAGGCAAAAACAGAATGTTGCAATATATCGAGAGCAATAAGTCGGCTCTTGGCGAACAGGCATATAATGACTATAAGAGTCGAATCGAGTCTATGAAAGTCTATACCGAAGCCGACAGACAGAAGGAAGAAGCGGAGACGCAAGCCGAAAAAGACAAGCGTATCATTACGGGGCAGGAATCCATTGAGTACGACGGAAGATATTATCAGCTTCAATCGCAACTTGATAAAAATGCAAATCAAATCAAGAGAAACAATGACTTCAAGGACAAATTAAAAGCCCTTGGTTACTCCGACCCGTTTGACCCGAATATCCCGAACGGGACTACCATTAAGAGCAACGTCGACAACAGAGGCTCGAATGACTTCAACTTTTGGGACGACATTGGCGCGTCCCTGCTTTCGCCTCTTGGCGCGGGGGCTTGGGACTCCTGGGGGAATTGGAACGAGATTACTATGACCTACTACAACGGAAATTGGTATTTATCCGCAGAAGTATAAGGAGAACAATATGGCATACACACTAACTCCTTCGGATAGAAGGGCAAGAGCGCAGTCTATTATGCAAGAACGCGAAAACCGCCGCTTCGTCTCTCAATATGCCGACAGGCAGAAAGAGGCGTTGGAGGAAAGTGAACGTCAGCGTTTACAACAGGCTCGTGCAGAATATAAGGACAAAGAGAGTCAAAACTTTTTTGTTCGCGGTCTCTCCACAATAGGCGATTTGGCGGCGAATGTGATTACGGGCGCGGTAAAGGGTCTTGAAGGCATTTATGACCTCGGCGCAGGTATTGTCGGCGGCATTGGCGGGATTTTCGATAAGGACTTCCAAAACAGCGTCCAAGAGCATATTGCATACGATTGGACGACAGAGACTATCGGGAATCCGTTGCAGGAGTTGACGAAATACTCCTATTTGAAAGACGGCGGAATTATCGAAGGCGTTGCGAGCGGCGTCGGGCAGATGTTGCCCGCCGTCGCCGTAACGGTTGTAACAGGCGGACTTGGTGCACCCGCTGCTGTTGCGCAGGGGGCGAGCCTTGCAACACTCGGCGTGAGTGCGGCGGGTAATGCAACAGAGCAAGCCTATAACGACGGTGCAGGATATTGGCAGGGGCTTGGATATGGCGTTGCTTCCGGCGCGGTAGAAGTTGCCACAGAAAAACTCACAGGCGGCTTGACGGGTAACGTGTTCGGACGCGGACTGTTGGACGGCGTTGGAAAAACGGTTGCAAACACGGGAGTTAAGCGCATTGTTAGGGGCGCGCTTGAAGAAGGCGCGGAAGAAGTTATCGCCGAACTTGCAAATCCTGCCCTTAAATCTATTTACAAAGGGAAGGCTGCCTTTGAGGACTATAAAGACCCCGAATATTGGAAGGGTGTTGGTGAAGCGGGACTTGTCGGCGGCTTGACGGCTCTCGCCTATGGAGGCACGGTCGGCAGAGTCGTAAATTCCGCAAGAGGAGTCAACGAGGATATTTCCGAGAGCATAGCGCAAGTGGAAACACTTGAAAAGAAGCGCAATAATCTTTTTGCCGATGACAGACTTACGCCGCAAGCCGACACAAAGATTTCGGACGGGATTCGCGCAAATTATCAAAACGTGGAGACCGCTCTCAAAAAAGCCTCCGAAAAGAATCGCGCAAAGTTTATCAAGACATACAGGCTTTCCGAAGCGTTTGATACAGACGGCTCTATGAAGCCGGAATTTGCGACGCGTATCGGAATTACGCAAAACAGCCAAAATGCCGCCAATACAGGCGAAACCGTTCAAGCGGACACGGACGCGAACGGCGCGGCGCAGACACCGCTTGCAAGTCTTGATACAAGGTATTACCACCCGTCGCTTCGCGGTCAAGAACAAAGAATTTCGGAACAACTTGCGCGGCAGGGTACGAGGGTTTACAGCGGTGAGCTTACCGCCACAGAACGGGCAAACTATTCCAAGTTCAAGAAGGCGTTTAACGCTTTGAGCCAAAAGGGATTGGTGCAGCCCGATTTCGTTATTGCGGAAAGCTCCGAAAATTTCTATTCCTACTTGGACGGGAAAACGGTTGTTCTTGGAAAGGACGCGCTTGAATCCGATATATGGCAACAGAAGATTATACACGAAGTCGAACATTTTACCGAAGGGACGAAAGAGTGGGCGGACTTCGCTTCGTTTGTGTTCAACGAGACGGACACGAGCGAAGCCGTTCAGTCTATTCTGCGAAAGAATTACGGCATTACGCAAGCCGACGTTGACAGCCTTCCGACCGCTCTGGCGGAGGGGAATCTTACGGATAATCAGCGACTTTTGGTGAGTGAGGTTGTGGCAGAGCAAAGCGAGATTTTGCTTGGAAATGAGCAGACAATTCAACGCTTGGCGACCACAAAAAGAAGCCTTGCGAGAAAGCTGTTTGACCGTATTAAAAATTTCATTAAGGTGCTGAAAGCAAAAACGCCCGAAGAAAAGACGGTCATCAAAAAACTTGAAAAGGCGCAACAGCTCTTTGAAAAGGCTCTCGGTAAAGCGGGGGCGAAGCACATCGCTTTGCAGGTTGACTCCGATAACGAGAGCGTTACCAACAAAGAGAGAGCGCGCAACAATTCGGCGCTGTCTCAAAGGGGCGGAAATGCAAACGACCAGAGTGGAGATGTTGAGAGGCGCAAGACAAGAAAAACGAAGATAAAATATTCTCTAAAAGAAGTTCCGCCTGTTAAACCAACGACAAAAGGGTGGAGACCCACTATTAACACGGACGAAGCCTTAAAGCGTTTTCCCAACCTTTGGAACATCAAGGCGGAGGTGGCAAGCGTTAGGAATCCTACGCAAATCAAGGGAACTGTATCTACATACAGGAAAATATATGAAGCCTTGAAGCGAGAGGGGTTTAACGGAACTATTCTCGACGCTTCCAGCGGTCTTGGTTATGGCACAAGAATGGGAATTGATGATTTTGGTTTTAATGTGGAGGACATAGAGCCATATCCCGACAGTAATTATAAGCCCAAATATACAAACTACTCTACGCTTGAAAAAAAGTATGACGTAATTATTAGCAATGCGGTTTTGAACGTATTGCCGCAAGACCAAAGAGACGCTCTTGTTGTAAAAATGGGCGAACTTCTCAATGAAGGAGGGAGAATTTTTGTCAATGTGCGCGGCGACGATGTAAACAATCTTTCTTCCAATCCAAACAATGTTAGAATTGGGGAAAGGGAGTGGTATGTCGCGCCTACCGGTTCTTACCAAAAGGGTTTTACGAGAAGTGAGCTTGTGGCGTATCTTCGAGACGCGCTTGGAGAAAATTTTTATGTTGAGCCGGTTTCATTTTTCGGTAAATCATCTGCGGTTGTTACGAAATTATCAAACAAGAGCAATTTGCAATACTCGTTAAAGGCAGGAGAAGAGACGGTTTCGGGCGCGGTTGAAGAATCGGGTCGTCTTGTTGCGCTTCATAATCTTTCCGAGGAGAAACTTTTGAAGGTTTTACAGCTCGGAGGGTTTCCTATGCCCTCCATTGCTGTAACCCGTCCGAATTTGGCGCACGACCAATTTGGAGATATTACGGTCATATTTGGCAGAGACACCATTGACCCGCAGCGCAGTTCGGCAAACAGGGTTTTCTCGCGGGACGGCTATACCCCGACTGTTCCGAAGGTCGATTACAAGGTCAATGAGCGAGCGGAGGAGAGAATCCACAAGAAGTATTATGAACTTGCTCGCAAATACGGCTATGATACGCTTCGCCCTATGTATAAGTACGCCAATGACCTTGATGGTGTGCTTGATAGTGCAGGTGGCGAAATATCTATGTTGTCCGAAATCTATGATAACACGGATATTATGCAGATTTATCTGCTTGACACAAAAGGACAGAGCGTTGAGCCGATTTATCGTGAAACAATAGAGGAAATGCCCGAAGAATGGGCGGCGAGGAAGGAGCGGCTTATCAATGCGCTCGGCAGAGAAGCGATAGAGAATTTTACACCGCAGCCTGGAAAATCCATTCCCCAACACAGAAAAGAGTATATTGCAAAATATAAAGACAGATATATTGATTTTCTCACTGATGAGCTTTCTGCCCACCTCCCTCCCGAAACAAGCAGAAATATTATTTTAGATACATATACTGACGATAGTTTTATCAAGGATATTCGAGAAACCAGGAGGTATTTAAGCGAAGGAAGAACAACAGTCAAAAACGAATATGATTCTTCGGCAACGCAAGAGGCTATTCGCAATGCAGTTTCACAAGAAGAGTATAGAGAGTGGGTCGATTCTCTTTTTGGTGGAGTTGAGGAGAAGCAGGGGATTCGGAACGATAAAGACCCGTTTACTCCTTCTGGCAATCGCAGGAGTTTTGAGGCTACACACGATAACTATACGCTTGAAAACCTTGTGAGGGCAATGAAAAAAGCACCCGCAAAAGGAAACGGCGGTTTTGTTGGGTTGACGGCAAACGAACTTGCCGCAAAGCTCGCAAAAGAGTTTAAGAGCGTGTCGGAGATTCGCAAAAACGCAGTATCGCTCAAAGCATTCAATCAAGAAGTTCACGATAACTTTGTTGATACGGCGCGTGGAATGATAAACGAAATAGAGTCTCTCCTGCTTCCGCAAGCGAACACGGAGCGTATGACGGATTGGTCTCTGCTTGACGGGGCAAGCCTTATTATTGGCGAGATTGCGGATAAGGGATATTCTACGGAAAAACAAATTGCCGATTATATGGCTCGTGAATATGCAAACAGTCCATACAGGTACGCGAAAGAAATCGGCGATAAAATTCTGTCTTTGTTTCAATACGTTCGCCAGATGTCCGATACGGATTATTTCGAGGCGAAGCCTCGCCGCGCCGTTGGATTTAACGAAATTCTGCGGGTATTGCTCCCCGAAGGCACAAATGCGCGTGTTACAAATGCGCTCGATTCAAGGCACATTCCGTATGAGTTCTACAAAGAAGGCGAAAGCCGCTCGTCCATTATTCAAAAAATGGACGATGTGCAGTTCTCGCGCAAGGACAGCGAAGGGAATACTTTGACGGAACAGCAGGCGGAATATTTCCGAGACAGTAAGGTGCGCGATGAAAACGGAAATCTTCTCGTAGTATATCACGGAACGATGACGGGAGATTTTACCGTGTTCGACGCAAGCTATGCGAATGTCGAAGGCGATATGGGAGCTGGATTTTACTTTACTTCCGACTATGCTGATGTTGATAGCAATTATGAACACGGCGGTCAAGATTTTGAAGCGAAAATCGAAAGGCTTGCGGAGCGCATAGAATCCGACGAGGATATTAGCTACGATGAAGCGAAAGAGAAAGCAAGGGAGCGTCTCGCGAAGGGGTCAAAACTCTTTGAAGTATATCTTGATATAAAGAATCCTGCGTATGTCGGCGGCAATTTCGACGAAGCTACCATTCTTTCGCTCGACCTTGATGACGGTAGTCTCTCCGTGGAGGACTTTGAAAGCGAGGACGCCTACGAGGAGGCTTTGTGGGAAGCGCGCGAGGAATCCTTGCAGGAGCTTTATCAAAAAGTAGAAAGTATTCTTGAACGGGAAGGTATTACAGGCTACGAAGAATGGACGGGAGTCCTGTCTCCTATTGGCTTCTTTGACGGGGGGACGACCATAACAGAGTTAAAAGCGGCTCTTAATGACACTCTTTACGATGTGTACGATGAGAACGGTAACTATGCTGTGAACGAAGTTGCTCGTGCTATCGTCGAGGCGCTTGGTTATGACGGTATCGTCGACAACAGCGTAGTTGATAAGTGGGGGTATAATAGTAACAGAACAAACTATATGGAGGGAATCGACGAAGAGACCCGCCACTATATCGTTTTCCGCCCGAATCAAATCAAGCTCACCACAAATCAAACGCCTACGCTTAATGAGGATATTCGCTACTCGTTGAAGGATAAATACTTCTATCAGCTCACGGACGGGCAAATAAAAAAACTGCTCGCAAACAGCACGAAGTTTAAGGTATATTCCAAAGTCGAGGCGGAGCAGATTATCAACAACGTCCTTGGAAATTATATGGCTTTCGGGGACAGTTACGGTGAGCTTTCGGGAAAATCTCGCCGTGAAGTTATCGAAATGCTTTGGCGCGGGCTTAATACGGCTGACCCTGGCAGACAGGCGAAGGCTGCGCTCGATGTGGCAGAGTATATAATTCAAAACGCCGCTCTTGAAAATCTGTATGAGGACGCGGATAATGAGGCGTATATCGACACGATAAGCATTTTGAAGCCGTATCTTCACAAGCTCGACCTGTCTGGAATCAAGAGCGAAATCAAGTATCATTATGACAGGGATAATAGCCCGTATTTGCTTTGGGGTAAGCGCCGTGGGCAAGACGGGCAAACGCCGGACGTTGTGGCAATGGAGCTTGCAGAAAACGGTTTTTATATTGAATCAACGAACGAGGCAGACATTTTCTTTGAAATCGACAGCGCCTATCGTAATGCTGTACAGAATTTGAAGAGAAAAGCTCGTGAGCTTCTCGGTGATTCTCTTACGAAGGCGGAACGCGCCAAGCTGAAACAGGACATCGCAAAAGAAGTTCTGCGCGGATTTGATTATACGGGGAAGCCTTCGCAGCTTGCGAAAATCGTGGAGAAGTACGCAGAGCAAGCGAAGGTATGGAAGCAAAAGTATCTCGAAGAGCGTAGCAAAAACCGCGCTATCAACCGCTTGCTCGATAAAACGCAGAAACTCAAAGACCTTAAACTCGGCACGTTCCTTAATGCCTCGCAGTTTAAGAGTGATATTTTCAAAGGCTCTATTGAAAAATTGGCGGCTATCAAATATCGCGGAAATCTCAACCAAAGTGGAACAAGAAAAATTGTTGCGGGGCTTGCCGAATGGTACTCAAAAGACAATCCTATACTTGAAGGCGTTTTTGACGAAGAAGTGCGCTCGATGTTGGAGGCAGTTGCGACCGGTGAAGGGAATCTTACTGTCGACGATGTGAAAATGCTCGATAATATAGTAGGATACTTTACGCATTTTGTTGAAACATATAATAAAGTATATCGCAACGGAAAATATGTGGACGCAAAGCCGATTGCCGAAAAGTTTATCGGAATCCTTCACAGAAATAAGCCTGTAAAAGTTGGAGTCTTGCGGAATCTGTTTGAGAAATACACATCGACGTTTTCCGACCCAATGACGGTTGTCCGATATATGGATAGGTACAATGACGGCTTCTACACCGAGATTATGACAAGGCTTCGCGAAGGTGCCGTCAATGCCTCCGTTATGGAAATGGAAATGCGAGAGCCTTTGGAGGAGTTCTACAAAAAGCATAAGTCATACATCAAGGGACTCGAAAAGAGAACGGTGCAGTATCAAGGTAAAGAGATACCTGTTATGCAAGCAATGCTGCTGTATATGACTTTCAATAGGGAACAAGCCCTTGCCGGACTTGCATATTCTGGGTTTACCTATGAGAACGGGAAGGAGACTGCGCGTGTCGAAGGGTTTGCGACCGAAGAGAATTTGTCCGTCGAGGAGCTTAAAGTCTTGGCGCAAGAACAGCGAGACGAGCTTTCCAAACAGTTCAACGAAACCGACAAAGAGTATGTCGGGATTGCGGAAAAACTGTTTAACGAGGATTGCAAAGAGGCAAAACGCAAAACAGATATTCTGCGGAAAGGCTATACAAATGTCTTGGAAGATTATTATGTTCCGATTCGCCGTGCCAATATCGCGCATTCTGTTGATACAAGTACGTTCTTTGACGAGATGAACAGAGTGAGCAACGCTTCCTTTAACAAAGATACGGTGAGGGGAGCAAAAGGCGAGCTGTTTATTGAATCGTTGGATAGCGTTCTTGACAGGCATATACACGCTATTTCGCAGTACGCGAATTTGTCTACGGCTATTGATGAGTACGATAAACTCTTCAACCTCGATGTTTCCGATAATCCAAACAAGCCTACGAGCGTTAAAACAGAAAGCGTGGGCGTTTGGCAGAAAGGAGACTCATACTTCAAAAAACTCATAAGTGATATTCAAGGCATTCCCGTTGTAAAGGGTGAGGGAAGCCGCGCAATGGCGTTTATCCGCAGCGGGTATGCAAAATTTCAGTTGGGCGCAAATCCGAAGGTATGGGTAACGCAGTTATCGTCTTTCGCGGCGGCGGGCAGCATTCTTGATGTGAGTTCTATCACGAAAGGAATCGGTATAAACGGCAACGATGTTGACGAGTATTGCCCTCTTGCAAAAGTCCGCAACAACGATAATACGGTTGCAATGGCGCAGGGAGTGATTGATAACGTCGGGAAGGTGGGCGATGTACTGATGAAGCCCATTGGAAAGGTCGATAGGTTTGTTATCAAAAAGCTATTCGGCGCTTGCCAAGTCCAGATTGAAAAGAACGGAGGTGCAAAGGTCGGCACGAAGGAGAATAAGCGGGCGGCGGGCGAGCTTTTGACGAAAGTTATTCTTGAAACGCAACAAAACGCCCTTGCGACGGAAAGGTCTGCGGCAATGCGTTCCGGTAGCGAGATAATGAAAACGCTGACGATGTTTTCTTCGGACGCTATGAAGGTCATTGGCAGGGTTATCGACTCTGTTGGTGAATTGTCCGTGCTAAAACATCGGCGCAAGTCCGCGACGGACGCGGCGGAAATCGAGGCGCTTGACAAGAAAATTAAAGCGGCAAATACGAAAGTACGCAAGTCTGTTACGGCTCTCGCGGTATCGGCTGCGTTTATGGCTTTTGTCGCTCAACTGTTCCGTTGGCTTTACAACAAAGATGACGAGGAAGATGTCGCAAAGACAATCGCAATCGACGCCGCAGGAAATCTGCTCGGAGGGTTGCCGATATTCAAAGATATTTACGCAAGACTTGTCGAAGGATATGACCTGGATAACTATGCTTATTCCACACTCAATAACCTTCTTGACAGCGCACAAAATATCTTTGATGTCGCTTCGGATATTGCGACGGGTAACACAGATGATATTGCAAAGAATATTCGCAATATTATTTATGCCGCCGGTCAACTTTTCGGTATTCCCGCGAGAAACATTTACAACGTCGGGTATGGCTTGATTAACCGTTTCAGCCCTTCGACCGCATACAAAATCGACGATATGTTTTATAACAAAAATTATCGCTCCGACCTCAATAAAGCAATCGAGGAGGACGATGATGAAATGATTGCGGCTATTGTCGGGGTAATGCTCGATGAGAACATCGGGGCGATTACATCTTCTGCCGCGAGAAGGGAGCTTGATAAACTCACGAAGGCGGGGTATGATGTGATACCGAGAGCCGTTTCGGAAACAATCACTTATGACGGCGAAGAAATGGCTTTGACGGGTAGGCAGGTCTCGCAGTTCAATGAGGTCTATTCTACGGCTCACGAGGCGGTTGCAAGTCTTGTGGCGATGTCTCAATACGGCTCTGCGACAGAAGATGTGCAAGCAAAAGCGATTAACTTCATCTATGACGTTTATTACAATCTTGCGCTTGAAGAATTGCTCGGCGTTGACCTTGAAAACAAAAACATTCTTTTTGCCGAAGCAATCGACATCGAGAAGCTGGCTCTCATCATCGCAACGGCGCGGGCAATGACTGCGGACACGGATAATAACGGGAACGCCATAAGCGGGACACGAAAGGCGAAGATTCAGTCCTACATCAACTCGCTTCGGCTGACGGCGGCGCAGAAGTATATGATTATGGGCTATCTTGGTTATTCCAATACAATGGGGGAGACCCAGGTCAAGTCCTATATCAATCGGCTTTCGCTCACATCGGACGAGAAGAAGCAGCTTTTACAGTATAGCGGATATGCGGCATAGGAGCGGGGAATTGCTATCGTACTGATAATTTTCCCGTTGAAAACTGCAAAAAGAAAAGACGACGGTTTATATCGTCGTCTTTTTCTTCACTCTATCCAAACGACCAACGCAACAAAGTTTGCGGTGATAAAAAGTTCGGATTTCGTGCTTGTGGTGG